TGAATCTGTCCAGGCTTTCCGGCAAGCCGGCAAATGATGCGCTTTTCTGTTGATAGTCCTCTTCGGCGTCCAGAATCAGCGTGCCGTTGATTCCCTTCGCCGTTGCCGCTAGCGTCATGCGGCGGATTACTTCATCCTCGAAGGCCGCGCCGCGCTGTTGCAAGTTCATCATCAGGCTCGGAAGCTTGATAACGTCGATCTTTGCTTCATACACCAGCGACAGGATATTGCCCGCGCCTTCGTCAACCCGTCGCACCGCGTCCAGCATGCCGGAAAGAACGCTATCGCCCCAGCCGGTCGTGATCTGCCCGGCGATGCCCGTCATCGGAGGAATGCCGTGCATGATCACGAGCCGCGACGGGTGCAATTCAAGCCCGCCGCCGGTTGCGGTGTTGACGCGCCACAATCGCGGCTTGCCGAAGTCTGGCGAGGCCGGGTCGCGGTCGATTTCGCCTGCGGAAACATCATCACGAGACATGACGGTGAGGTATCGCAAGCCGCCCTGTTGCACCGTTTCAGGCTGCAACGGCTGAGACGGGTCCGTGTCGCCGGTTCCGATGAGGAGTGCTGCGCCGCCGAACAAGCGCGCCTGCCGCTGAACCTCCATGATTTTTGCTTGAACGCCAAGGCGCAATTCCTCGGCCTCGATTGCGCTGATCTGGTCGGCCTCGGCCTGCCATTCGCGCCACTCGCGGCATGCATCCTCGGCTGGCAAATCGATCACGCGACGCACCAGCGCAGACGCCTGATAGGCTGTGAGCATGTCAACGCTGCTGTAGGTCGGGCGGTAGTAGACCGCGTTCGCCCCCTTGTCGCGGGCGGTGCCGAGCCCTGATACAAGATTGCGCAGCCCATCGCGCAATTTCATCACAATGCGCCCGTCAGGCTGTAGGCGGAACCTTCTGCCAGTTCGGTGATAGACCACACCAGCGCGTCAACGCGGTCGGGCGAGCCTTCGCCAACATAGCCAGTCCCGGTAATCTGCATCATCTGGTCCTCAAGCGCGTCCATGCCCGGCGCGTGTGTCACTCGTCCCTGCTCATAGAGCGCCGCGATTGGCTCGGCCCGGATCGCCTTGCCGCGGCTGGCCGTAACCATCTTGACCGGCGCCAGCGGGTCGGCGGCGCGGATCACAGCCGCCACCATGTCGCCGCCGAAGTTGCGCTCGGCCACGATCCGGTCGGCCTGATGCGCCTTGAACCGCTCGACCACGCGGCGACCCCAGCCGGCCGGGGATAGACAACAGGTCGCGTCCTCCAAGACGTAGAACCGGCCGTCCACTCCCTTGCCGGCGACCACGATGCCAATGCTGTCTCCGTCGTCTTCGCCTGACGTTCCCGACGGGTCCACCGCAACGACGATCCGCTGCATGTCAGGAGCTGGCCCGATGCGGATCATGTCCCGTGTCCAAAGCGCCCCCGGCACATCGTCGAGGATTTCCGCATAAAGCTCCTGCCGCCCCAGGCGGGTGCCCTCGTATCTTTCCCGCAGTGCCGCGATAGCCGAGGGGGCGAGGTTCGCGGCGTTGTCGAAGGTGCTGCCGCGGGTGATTCTGCTCGTCGGGTCGTTCGCGAGCGCGCGCACCAGCTTTGTCGGGCGCGGGGTTGTCGTGACCACCGCCTGTGGGTTCTGGCCGAGGCGCAGGCCAAACATCAACTGGTCCCATGCATCGGGATACTGCCACGCGGCAAGTTCGTCGCACCATGCCCGATGGAACTGCGGACCCCTGAGGCGGTCCGGTGTGTCGGCGCTGAACCCGCGATACAGCGTGCCGTTGGTAAGCTTCACCTCTTGGCGGCTGCGGTTGTAATCTTCGATCAACTCGCGCGGCAGGCAGGACAGAAGGCCTGATACGCCCTCGAAGCATGTGCCGCGCACGTCGTTGAACGTCGGCGCGATGATGCCGATCTGCGCGTTTGGCGTTGTGGTGCCATACCAGGCCACGTCTTCGGCCCCGAGGCGGGTTTTGCCGAATCCCCGGCCTGCGAGGACGAGCCAGACGCGCCAGTTGCCGTCAGGGGTGATTTGTTTTGGTCGTGCGGTGGCGAGCCATTTAGCCCGATTCGCTGCGGCTGGCGAGTTTGCGAGCGATTGCGTCAAGCGCCTGTCTAAGATCATCGCTGACTGTAGTTTCGATTTGGACCGGGCCGCCTTCTGCGCCGGTAATTTCGGTTCGGTTGGTTTCGCGCCAGCCAGCTTGTGTTTTGAGGAAGAAGATTTGGGATGTTTTATCGCCGTCCAGTGCGTCTTGGATCAGGCTTTGCGCGATTTTGCCGATTATTTCGGCTTTTCCGGCGCGATATGCGGCTTCGACTTCGGGTTGACGTTCCCGGATTGCGTAGAACGTCTTGGTGTTTATTCCGAGGAAGTCGGCAAGCTGGTCGCGCGTGAGGTATGGCGACAGTTTGCGGACTTGTTGGATTTCCTCGGGTATAAGGACGCGGGGATTTCTGCCCATTTTCAGAACGGTGTATTGGATTTTGCTTTTGACGAGAAAACCCCGCGCGGTGTGTGACCGGCGGGGTTTTTTTGATAGTCGTCTGGATTTTGGGAGGTTATGCGTGATTTAGGCCGAATTGTCAATGGGGGTTATTAAAAGCCGTGCCGGGCCTTGCCCGCCGAGCCACGCCACGCCTCGCCGCGCCAAGCCCCGCCTGGCCACGCCCGCCGAGCCATGCCCAGCCGTGCCAAGCCGCGCCGCGCCCGCCAAGCCCTGCCAAGCCACGCCCTGCCGCGCCCGCCTTGCCGCGCCAAGCCAAGCCCTGCCTCGCCATGCCGCGCCCGCCGAGCCTTGCCCGGCCCCGCCTCGCCTAGCCTTGCCATGTCCGCCTCGCCCTGCCTCGCCCGGCCTGGCCCTGCCATGCCCCGCCAAGCCCCGCCCGCCTAGCCTCGCCGAGCCATGCCCAGCCCTGCCAAGCCACGCCCTGCCGCGCCCGTCTTGCCGCGCCTTTACCGATCAGGCATTCGCCACGGCGCGGGTTGGCGCTGCGACGGTTGCGTCCTCGATTGAGGCGATTTCCTCGATTGCAGAAACGTCGATACCGGCGGCCTCGAAAGCGCCTCGGTATCGCGCGAGCCAGCCTCGCAACGCGGAGGCGCCTTGGCGGCGAAGTTCGGCGAGGTGTTCAGGGTCGTTTGGATCGGTGGCGTAGTATCCGCCGCCTGCGCTGCGGCCTGCCAGCGGGGAGGTGAACGCGGGGAATTCCCGGACGTTGATTTTGGCAATCCTGTCGATTGTGACGACTTGTTCGCGGATTGTGATTCGCAGGCCGGACACGAATTTGCGGGCGAGTTCGATTCGGTATTCGCGCGCGGCTTCTGCGTCGGTTTTGCTGTAGAACAGCGGGTAGGCTTCGTGATTGGGTTTGTCTGCGAGCCAATCGATGAACTCGTGCGGGACGAACATGTTGCGCCCGGTTTCCCGCAGGTAGTTGTCGATGATGCGCTGTCTGTGATGGCGTTTGAACGCCATGGTTTTCTCCTTTTGGTTTGGATGGTGAATGTTGAAGGTTGTTGCCGCGCCCTGCCTTGCCAGGCCGTGCCCAGCCTGGCCGAGCCGAGCCTCGCCCGCCAAGCCTTGCCTCGCACTGCCCAACCCGGCCCTGCCCGGCCCCGCCGCGCCCGCCTCGCCAGGCCTCGCCTCGCCGCGCCAAGCCCGGCCACGCCCGCCTCGCCCATTGAATGGAGGCGACTCGCGCCGCCCCCGGTTTTCGCTCATGCCGCGCGGCGGTTGCGCTCTTCGCCGATAAACGCCAGCAATTGCCGCGTTTCCGCGTCTGCGGGTTGCGGGTTGTCGAACGCTTCTTGCTGAACGTCGCGTCCTTCCTTGGTGATTTCCGCCCATTCGTCGGCCCAATCGCCCATCCCCTCGTTATCACCAGCAACGAAGAACGTTCCGAACGAGCCCCGGCCTTTTTCTTGGCGGTAGTCGCCGATTCCGACGATTGAGCCTGCGTTTTGCATCAGGCTGACAATCGAGTGGACGGAAAGGGTGGGTTGGACGTAGGCAATTTCGATTTGTGCGCACCAGCGCGGGAGGAATGCGCGGGTGCGGATATCGGGGGTTTTGCTCACATCGGCACTTCTCACTGTGTCGCATTTCAGCAACGGGCGGCCCCAGATGTTGACATACATTTGCGGCAGGAAAATGAGCCGCTGGACGCTGGTTTTCGTGATGCCCGCCGTTTCGAGTGCGGCGGTCGACATTGCGGCTTTGATGCCGGGCGCGGGGAAACACAAAAGGGTTTCGCCGATTTCTTGGGTGTAGCAGGAATCGCGGAATTCCTGTTCGGGGTCGTGTTTCAGTAGTTTCTTTTCCGCTGCGGTTTTTTTGCCGCCGCCGATCAGGAGTGTCCTTTTGGCCTTCACGCTCATCGAGTTCATGTAGAGCGGGGTGGTTCCGATCAGGCGGAGGGTAACCCGGCCTTGCTTGAGTCGGGAAATTGTGAGTTCCCCGGCTTCGGCTTTTTTGATTGCCATGGTAATGCGTCCTTGTGTTGCGGACGCGAGGCGCGTGCGGCATTATTGCGCCGGGCTGGCCTTTGCGTCCTGGGTTGGCCTAGGGCTGGGTTTGAGGCTGCCACCTCGCCCGGCCCGACTAGTTTTCTGGCACAGTATAACGCGCGCGTCAACGTTATTTTTCGAGAAGGCTATAGATGCCGGAGACGATCAGTGTTCCGGTAGTGGTTGGTGCAAGGCGGCAGGGGTTCCAGGCGGGGCGTCCGGTGCCGACCAAGTGCGTGCGGAGTGCGGCGCGTTGGGGCGGGGGAAGCGCGGCGATTTTGGCGAGGGCTGAGTTCCACGCCGCGCGGGCGGCTGCGGCACGTTCCTCGTGGGGGCGGTGGTTGGTGGCGGTTGTCGGGTCTGCCTCGGCGGGTTCGGGCAGGATTTGGAGTGCGGCGCTTGGTGGGGAGACTGGCAGGTTGAGGCACAGAGTGACGTAGTGGTGCCGGGCGGCGGTGAGGTTGTTCCAGACTGTCAGGATTTCGCGGCGGGTTTGCGGGTTGTGGTGCAGGTATCGGATGCATCGGCCCACGTCATCGGCGGCGAGGGGGTCGCGGGCTTCGTCTGGTGTACAGCCTGTCAGGCGGGCGCGGGTGGTGAGGGCGAGGGTATTTGCGGGTTCCTGGTGCAGGTCTGTTCTGCGTCCTTGGGTTGGGGGTTGTGGGATTTTCAGGCCGCCGGGCAGGGTTATTTTGCGGAGTTTGCGTTGTTTTCGGCGGGCGGATTTGGTGCGGGCTTTGGTCATTAGGGACGGATCAAATCAGCGTTTCCTGGATTGAATTTTGGCACGCGGGCGAGAACCAGAGTGTTTCGCGCGCGGCGTTTTGTTTGCCGCGTCCGTTGCCCTGGTGTGCGAATCCGCCGTGCGCTTTCCAGCGGTAGACTGACCAATCGGGCGGCATTTCGTGTTCGCTATCGTATCCTGCGAGGCAGATGAGCATGTCGGGATTTTTGCCTGCCTCGATAGCCCATTCGCGGGCCTGCGCGGCAACCGAGCCGTCGTCGTGTGCGTAGAGATCGTCCGCGCGTTCGTCGTTGGAGTAGGGCGGATCAAGGAAAACGGCGGTTTTGCCGTGGCGGGTTGTCACGCTGTCGCCGAGGACGCGCGACCAGTCGCCGTTGGTGATCCGAACGTTTCGCAGTCTGGCGGATAGCGCGGCGAACCAGTCTGTGATCCATTGCCTGCGGGTCTGGTCGCCCGATTGCGGCAGTTGCCGGTTGATGCCTTTGCCGCGCCACAGGTGCGGTCGTTTACCGTTGATTCCCACAACAATCAAAAGCGACCGCAATAGGTTTGTTTA